GCAAATCCGGAGCGCGCTGCGCACAATGATAGAGTTAAACGAGCAAGAAAGCGTGGCGCAGAGGGTAGTCATACTCTGAAAGAGATTGCAGATCTTCTCAAAAAACAGAACTACCGATGCATTTATTGCGACGCGTCAATCAGAAAGAAGAAAAACCGTCATGTCGATCATATCATGCCACTCAAGTTGGGCGGATCGAATGACATAATCAACATACAATTACTTTGCCCGACTTGTAACATGTCAAAGAAGGCGAGCCATCCGGTAGACTATGCTCGTCGCATAGGACGACTTATCTAACCACACCACCAACACGAGGAACTAACACATGGCGAGACTTGGAACGGCGTTTGACGCAACCCAACACGACACGACGCAGTCGGACTATTCCGAACTGCCGAACGGCACATACAAGATGGAAATCGAGGCGGCCGACGTGGTGCCGACTTCGACCGGCAGCGGCACCATTCTGAAAACAACGCTGAAGGTGCTCGAGCCCGCTGAATATGCTGATCGCAAGCTGTTCAACAACTACAACATTGAGAACAAGAACCCGACCGCTCAGGAAATTGGTCAAAGGCAATTTGCCAGCCTTTGCCGCGCGCTCGAAATGTCTTCGGTAGAAGACACCGACGATCTGCTCTTTAAGTCGTTCACGGTGCGAGTAGCCCTCGGCAAGCCTTCAAAGGACGGCCAGTATCCGGCGCGTGCCGAGATCAAGAAATACTTCTTCCCTGACGAAAACAACGTGCCTGAGCCGAGCATTGACGCTCAACAGCCTGCGGCGGCAGCGCAGCGACCAGCCAATGACAACCGACCTGCAGCGGCAAACAACAACAAGCCCGCGCAGCCTGCAAAAGCTGCGGGCAGCCGTCCTTGGTCTAAGTAAGCACCAAAAAGCTGCCGGTGCTTTCGCGCCGGTAGCCCACCGAACCAACACGAGGAGTTTTTATGGCTTACGAATCCGAGCGCAGACAGATCGATGGTGCGCTTCCGATACGCTTCGACGGTGCGTTTGTTGCTGGTGGCGCAGTCACAAGCGTCTTTACCGGGACTGACATCAATGACGTTGACTTGTATTTCAAATCTCGCCGCGCATTCGAGCGAGCTATTTATGACGCATATGAGGAAGGCCTATGGTGCGTGGCTGCCAGCAAGCGCGCCGTGACCTTCACCGATCAGAGCAACAATATTGCTCAGCTGATGTATTTTGACTTCTTCCCAAGTGCCCAGTCTATTTTTGACGCTTTTGACTTCACCATCTGCATGGGCGCGGTGGATCTGGATGCAGGCGCCAACAGCCCAGATTCCGGATTTACCTTTCATCCTGACTTTCTGAAGCACAACAGCCAGCGCTTTCTGAAATTCAATGCTGGCACTCGCTATCCACTCGCGTCAGCTACACGCGTCCTGAAGTATCAACAGCGTGGCTACACGATAGGCAAAGGCGATATTATGAAAGTTGCCTTGGCCGTTCGGGGTGTGAAAATTGAAACTTGGGAAGATCTGAAAGACCAGATCGGCGGCGCGTATGGTGACAAGGTTGTGTTGGGTAATGAGGACAAGCCCTTCACCATTGAGGCGGCTATCGAGGCACTGACTGTTGACGATGCCGAAAGCGAACCATGGGTGCAACCGGCCAACGATAACATGCCGGGCAGTGCCGAAGCGCTGCTGAACCACCTTGCCGATCTCAATGGCATCGAATTTGTTCCGCCTGAGCTTGACGAAGACGGCTGGCCTCTAGCAGCCTAAAAACCAACCACGGCGCGGTCACCAGCCGCGCCTAAACCACCAACACGAGGAGAAGCCCATGCGGGTAACGCTTGACCGAGCGCAGCTAGCGCACGCCTTGTCGACAGTGACGAAGGCAGTTGAAGCCAGAACGACAATTCCTATTCTTGGCAACGTGCTCTTGTCCGCTGACAAAGGACAGTTGAGCATCACCGGCACAAATCTTGATCTGGAAATCAGCACCAGCTTGCCGGTTCTGGATAGCCAGGACGGCACTGTCACGGTCGCGGGTAAGCTGCTTCTGGATATTGCCAAGCGGGCCACAAGTGACGTTAACTTGGAAGCCGACGGCAATCATCTGGTTGTCAAATCTGGCAAAAGCCGTTTCAAGCTGGACACACTGCCAGCTACTGACTTCCCGTCCTTCAATCGCGGAAGCTTCGACACCACGATCGAAGTGGATCTCGCTTCGCTCGTGCAGACAGTCCAGTTTGCGGTCAGTACCGAAGAAACCCGTTATTACCTGAACGGCGTATTTCTGGAAGCCAAGGACGGACATATCGTTGCCACAGCGACAGATGGGCATCGTCTCGCGTCAACACGCATTGAACAGGAGGCCGCGTTTGCTCCGGTCATTCTGCCTAACAAGCTGCTGTCATTGCTGCCGACCGGCGTTGTGTCGGTTTCGTTGTCGTCGAACAAGGTGATGGTCGAGAGCGGTTCGACAGTCATCGTGTCGAAACTCGTCGACGGCACATATCCAGATTACGAGCGCGTCATTCCAAAGCCATCGGAGCGTGTAGCTACGCTATCGGCAAAAGCATTGCGCGAAGCTGTTGGACGTACATCAGTTATCGCCAGCGAGCGTGGTAAGGCGGTTCGGTTCTCATTTGCTTCGGATGCTCTCACGCTGAATGTTGCTAATCCCGATCGCGGCGACGCAACTGAGAAAATGGAAGTCAACTTCAGCAGCGAGCCTCTGACGATTGGTTTCAACGGTCAGTATGTCACCGACCTCATGAGTGCATTCGGTACAGATGAAGTCACGATGTCGATGGCAGATTCTGGTTCGCCTGCACTGATCACGTCAGCCGGTCGGCCGGGATACAGGTGCGTGCTTATGCCGATGCGGGTCTGAATATGAGCAAGAATCCATACAAAGACGGCAAGCGCTCGTACCACAATTGCTACGGACAAAATCCATACAGCGATGCATTTAAACGCAGCGAATGGCAGCGTGGTTATGATGAAGCGGAAGAAGCCGACGATGCGGAACGCAATGCGCAAATCTCAAGGTGGAATGACCTTTGGAACGTCCCAGAACGCGCCAAAGATGCATACATCGCCATGGAAGATGACTTCTGCCCGCAGCGAGTGCTGGACTTCATGATTGCGATGTACCCGGAGGCTAGCGAATGACCATGGTTACGTTAAACCCACCCACAGAAACCGCGATTTTCAACGCCGTTGAGTATGCACTGCGGCACGAACCAGTCACAGAAATAGACTCTGACGAGGGCGGGGAATTTGAGATCGAAATCATTGATCCGCATTCCTTAGTGCCTTTCGCAACGTGCTTGCTACGCGAGTTGGGAGTTACAAGCTGATGCCTAAGTTTTCAGTGCGATACACCTTCCATGGCAGATCATCCACATTCATTGAGGCCGAAAGCCTTGATGCCGCCAAGTCTAAGATAGATGCGGATATTGAGCGTGATGACTTCGAACTGGATGCCGATGAGCTCGACGATGTTGATTACAACATTTCCGAGATGCACCCCGTAACGCGTGACGGACGTGAGATTTGGACAACATACGTTCGTGACGGAGATATTCGCGGTCATCAGTCATCATTGGAATCGTCACCGCTTTTCGGTGGTTCCTAGTCGTGGCCCCACTCCCCAAACCTCAATCGACAACCGTCGGCGCGATCTATGCTGCTTACGAGGCCCAGGAGAAATCCTGGGACTCATGGGGCATCAGCGTGGGCGAGGCGGGCACCGAATGCGACAGGGCACTTTGGTATGGCTTCAGGTGGGCATCAGCTCAAGAAGTCCATAGCGGACGCCAGCTGCGCTTGTTTGAAACGGGTAATATCGAAGAAGATCGGCTCGTTGCTGATCTCGAGCGCATCGGCGTCGACGTATACGGGCAGCAAGACAAGATCCGGCTTGTATCTGGCTTTGTGCGCGGCAAGTGCGACGGCAAGGCAATGAATGTGCCGGAGGCGTCGAAGACAGAACACCTGTTAGAGTTTAAATCAAGCAATGCCAAGGGCTTCGCGCTGATTGTTAAGGACGGCTGTCAGAAAGCAAAGCCGTTGCACTATGCGCAGTGCCAGCTTGGAATGCATGCCTTCGGTTTGAGCCGCTGCCTTTATCTCGTCTCATGCAAGGACAGTGACAGCCTTTATTCAGAGCGCATCGAATACGATCTTGAATTCTGCCTGCGCCTAGTTGCGCGCTGCGAACGCATCGTGTTTTCGGACATGCCGCCGAGCAGAATTAGCGAAAACCCGGAGTTCTTTGGGTGCACGTTTTGCAAGCACAAGGCCGTCTGTCATCACGATGCACAGCCGCGTGTGAACTGCCGCACATGCCTTCATGCTCAGCCTGAAAGCGGCGGCGATTGCCATATTTCATGCGCGCGATGGGCAAAGCCATTATCGATCGACGAACAGCGCGACGGGTGCCCTGCTCATTTGTATCTGCCGGGCATGGTGCATGGCGAACAGATCGATGTCGACGAGGAGGCGGAGACGATCACTTATCGCATGAAGTCGGGAGAGGTTTGGGTGGATGGAATTAGTAGGAAGGTGGAATGACATGCATCCGGGCGTAAGAGAACGAGTGGGCTTTATCGCCCTCGAAGCTCCATATACAGCCAAAATACAAATAGAAAGGAGTTCTGTCTTCCTTCCATCTTGCTCTAAATTTTAAGATCGCTTGATCCGGGTCGGAGTTAGCACCGCAACCTCTAAGCCGATGCGGTATATCAAAAATGTATGATGCATCTCCGGTATCTGCTCTTCTGATTATATCATCCAATAGCGATACGGTTTCTTTGTGATGCTTAAGAACTTCAACATCACCTTTATATTCTAGCCATATTTTATGGACCAGGAGAGGTTTCCTATTGTGGTTTACAATTTCGAACCTCACGCGAGCAGCGTATTCGCCCGTTTTATAATCGTCTTGATAGGCACTGAAGCTTGCAGAAACGTTTCCTAGGACAGCGTCAGCCTGCCTTTTCGCATGCTTCGAAGAAACGAACGCGAATCCTGCCGCTATGGCAGCTACTACTGCAGACACAACGGAAATGTAATCATTAGGCTTGAGGTCAAAATCCACAATGCTAACCTTACGAAACTACCAGTCAGAAGCAATAGACGCCGTTTTCGACTATTGGCAAGAGGAGGCGGGCAATCCGCTTGTTGATCTTGCGACCGGCTGCGGCAAGTCGTTGGTCATGGCGTCTCTGATCCAGCGCCTTGTTGAAGGCTGGCCTGATATGCGCGTGATGGTCGTTACGCACGTCGCGGAACTGATCGAACAGAATTATCTAGAATTGCTTGGCGTCTGGCCGTTTGCACCTGCAGGCATCTATTCGGCTGGTCTGGGGCGTCGTGATGCGCGCAGTCAGATTGTGTTTGCTGGCATTCAGACGGTTCACAACAAGGCGAAGCAAATCGGACACATTGACGTCCTGATGGTCGACGAGTGCCACCTGATCCCGATCAACAGCAACACGATGTATCGCAAGTTCATTGATGCTCTGCTCGAGATAAACCCGGACATGAAGATTCTCGGACTGACTGCCACACCGTATCGGCTGGACACCGGTCGCTTGGATGAGGGCGCAGATCGCCTGTTTGACCAGATCGTCTACACATACGGCGTTGCTGACGGAATCCGTGACGGCTTCCTTGCTCCGCTAACGAGCAAGCCGACGGCAACAGAATATGACGTAAACGGCGTCGGACGGCTCGGAGGAGATTACAAACAGCGCGCGTTAGAAGAGGTGATCAATCGAACCGACCTCAATGACGCAGTAGTTTCTGAGATTATCGCGAAAGGCAATGATCGTCGCTCCTGGCTTTGTTTCTGCGCCGGCGTAAAGGCTGCGCTGGACGTGCGCGACGTATTCAGATCTCGCGGCATTACGTGCGAGGCTGTCACGGGGGATACTCCGAAGGAAGAACGCCGCCGCATCCTTGAGGACTTCAAAGCCTACCGCATCCAGTGCGTGACGAACAATTCAGTTCTTACAACAGGATTCAATCATAAGGGCGTTGATTTAATTGCATTTATGCGCCCAACTTTGTCTTTGAGTTTGTATGTCCAAATGGCTGGCCGCGGCACTCGTCCGCTCTACAAGCCAGGCGCACCACTGGATACGGTTGAGGATCGGCTTGCTGCTATCTCGGCAGGCCCTAAACGTAATTGCCTCGTCCTGGATTTCGCGAAACTCGTCGATCGGCATGGTCCTGTCGACATGGTCGAGCCGAAAGCACCGAGTGCTGGTAATGGGGAGCCGCCAATCAAGATCTGCCCAACCGTACCTGACGACAGCGGGGCGGTCGGTTGCGGTGAGAAGGTGCACATCTCGCTGATGAAGTGCCCGTGCTGCGGATATGACTTCCCGCCGAATGAGGACGAAAAGCTAACCCGACAAGCCGCCGACGTTCCGATTGTCAGCACCGCCGAGGCTGAATGGCGCAAGGTGACAGGGCGGACGTTTCATTTCCACGAAGGCAAGGGCGACAAACCGCCGTCGGTTAAATGCAGTTACATCGCGGGCTATACGCAGATCAATGAATGGCTATGCCCGCAGCACAGTGGATTCGCACAAACCAAAGCGCATCGATGGTGGACGCAGCACGGAGGTCAGCGGCCGTTTCCAAAGACGGTCATGGAATGGCTTGAACGACAGCGTGAGTTGCTTACCACCGACGAAATCAGTGTCGTTCCGAACGGCAAGTACTGGAATGTGAAAGACGTACGTCCTGGCCTTAGTCTCGAGGCCGATAACGACAATTCGCCGGAGCCTGCGAACGACAATGTTTCGGTAGGTCTTTCGGAGATGCTGGACGACGAGATTCCTTTCTGAAGCAAGCCCCAAAAACAAGAACGCCCGCTGCACTGGGAGGAGGAGTGTGCAACGGGCTGATCTGGAAAGCGCGGCTATTGGGAGGAGGAGTGCCACGCTTCGAGTTCAGCCTCTGGGAGGAGGAGTGAGACTGAACAACCTGAAGATAGGTAGCTGGTATGATGATTACAATGGGCGATGGTGCACATCAGTTATGCAGCATATGCATGGCCATAAAAACGGAAAACCGCCCGGCAGCGCCGAAGCGCGCGCAGGCGGTCTTATCCTCCCAGACGAGGACCGTTTAGCAGTATTAGTTTAGTAAAGCAACAAGTACCGATAAGTACATAATCCCACAAAGTTAGTGGTATTTGATTTCTTCTTATGAGTACATGGGTGGCCCAGCGTTCTTATTCAGAAAAGGCCCGTATCGCGCTTGGGCGGGGGGCTTGGGTCGCGCGATACGGGTGCCGTCCTGCGAACAGGATGCCGACATTAAATAGGTACGAGCGCTGAATTCGGAAATGACAGTTTGTTGCAGTTGCAAATTGTTAGTGCAGCAACCAAAAAAAGTCGCCCTGCAGCGCGAGCTGTCAGAGCGACTGCGTACGACGCCCCCACCCGGAAGCCGATACGCAATTCAAACGTAACATCAAAGGCATGCAAGTAAAAGTTACATTTACTTTAGATTCCTGTTGCGTCGAATGACGACCCCACCACAATGAGCATTACCCGGCCTTACCAGCCAACCACACGAGGAGCAGAAATGAAAAATCCAGACACAGAAACATACGATCCGTACAACGCCAGAACCACGACGCAGGCAGGACACAACAACCCGCCGACCTCCGCATATGAGACGATCAAGCAAGAAATCGAAGACCTGTATGGAGAAGCCAAACTGTTTGCTGACGGCGAAGCGATCGACAATCAGGCTCTCGCTGATGCCGTGACGGAACTGCACGACAAGTTGAATGATGCTGGCAACCGTGCCGATACCGCTCGCAAGACCGAAGCCAAGCCGCACGATGATGCCAAAGCTGAAATCCAGGCGCGTTACAATAAGCTGATTGGCAACACTAAAACGTCAGGCAAGGGCAAGGTCGTGCTCGGCAAGGAAGTGTTGCAGGGGCTCCTGACACCATGGCGCAATAAGGTTGCCGCTGAAAAGGAAGCTGCTGCCAAGGCAGCGCGTGAAGAAGCCGACCGCGTAATTCGCGAGGCGCAGGAAGCTATACAAGCGAGCGCTGGCAATCTGGAAGCGCGCGAGCAGGCCGAGGAACTGGTCAAGGAAGCGAAACAAGCTGACCGTTGGGCGAAGCGCGAAGACAAGGCAGCAACGTCTGGCACTGGCCTTCGCTCGGTATGGCATTGCGATCTAATTGACGAAGGTGTGGCTTTGGGTTGGGCATATGGCCGTGCGCCGGAGCGATTCAAAGCTGTTGTGCAGGCAATGGCCGAGGAAACCGTACGCGCCGGTATGCGTCAGGTGCCGGGTTTCAATGTGCGTGAGGAAAGGGTGGCGCGGTGATGGCGAAGCTAGATCCTGCTAATTATGTGCCGCGCATAAAAAGCTTGCGCGAGCAGGGGGTGGGGCTGGATGAGGCAAGGAAGCAGGTAGACCGTGAGTACCTGCTGAACGCGATCGATAACGCGTCCAACTTCTATGAACTGCGTGGTGTAATGCGCGCCTGCATGGAGAAGGTGCTGTGAGCAACTACGGCGACCAATTCATGAAATGCCCCGAATGCGGAGGCAGGTCAGAAGCGGGATGCGTTGACGTAGGCGTCGGCCTGTACATTCGCGACGAATATATCTGCGATTGCGGTTATAATTCTGCCGCAGATGGACGGATGAATGTGGGAGATTACGACGACTGGTTTCCCGAGCTATCCGGCAATATCATATAGCAGTCGAAGGCGGTCTTTTGCGGCTATAACGTTAGAGCTGACTTCATTGCTAAGGGCGTTATTGGTGAAAGTTGCATCCCACTTGCCTTCTCCTAAGGGGAAGACACGTATCGTTGTCCAATCCCCCATAGGATCAACGGCTTCTTGAATCATCCGGCTTAATTCATCAGCTGTCTTACATTGCGTAGTCATTAGGTTTGCCTCCCCTTTGGGCAACTCTATCACACACCCCGCCAGCCACCAACTGGCGGGTTACCACACACGAGGAGAGAATGAATGCATGCACCGCTACCCAGCGGGCCTTTCGGCTGCGTCCTTGCGGACCCGCCATGGTCTTTCAGAACATACGGAAAAAAAGACGTTGCACCGGCACGAGGCCGTCAGCCTTACGGCGTGATGTCACTTGACGATATCAAAGCGCTGCCTGTCGAACAGGTATGCGCTCGCGACTGTTTGTTGTTCATGTGGACGGTTTCACATTTGCAGGCTGCTGCATTCGATGTGGCAGCTGCATGGGGATTCAAACCTGTCAGCGTTGCTTTTGTCTGGGACAAAGGCCGCATGGGTATGGGTTACTGGACACGGCAGGAAGTTGAGATCTGTCATCTTTTCAAACGCGGTAAGCCTCGCCGTCTATCGAAAGGTGTGCGCTCACTGATCAAGGCTCCGCGCCGCGAGCATTCCCGCAAGCCGGATGAGCAATACGGACGCATCGAGAAGCTGGTCGATGGTCCTTATCTCGAGCTCTTCGCCCGGCAAGCGTGGCCGGGCTGGTCTTCATGGGGCAACGAGTCTGAGAAGTATGTGGCTGCCAACGATAATCAAGATTTGCAGGGGAGGATGGCAGTATGAGCCATCCAGATCAATGCCAAGTCTGCTTCCGTCACGCCGTTGGTCTCGGCGTGCAGGAACACAAAGAGCCGATCCGATGGCTATGCAAGGAATGCGCTGACATAGCCGAGCATATCCGTTCCCGCCGCAGACTCGATCCTTACGAACTACGCGCACTTGATACCGGCGTTGAGGCGGTCGGGGCTTTCCTATCAAGCATCAACAAAACCGACCTTGCTGAGTGCGACGAGCTGGAAGCACGCATGCTGGTGAAAGCCGCATGGGAGGGCTGCGGGCGAGGGATGCGGGAAGCTCTTAAAGAAGCTCCATTTTAGGAAAGGCGCCGTTTTGACCGCCTACTATAACGAATTCGATCCGAAAGCTGCCGCTTGGCTGCGGGAGCTAATCAAGGCAGGACACATAGCACCGGGAGATGTTGATGAGCGTTCAATTGTCGATATTCGACCTGCCGACCTCGTCGGATACACACAATGCCACTTCTTTGCCGGCGTCGGCGTCTGGTCCTACGCATTGCGTCGAGCTGGATGGTCCGACGAACGTCCTGTCTGGACAGGTTCTTGTCCCTGCCAACCTTTCAGCGCGGCAGGCAAAGGAGATGGGTTTGATGACGAGCGGCACCTATGGCCGCACTTCCACTGGCTTATTCAAAACTGCCGACCTGCAGTCGTCTTTGGCGAGCAGGTTGCGAGCAAGGACGGACTTGGCTGGCTCGACCTTGTACAAGCTGACTTGGAAGGATCGGGCTACGCCAGCGGGGCGGTCGATACCAGCGCTGCGGGCTTCGGTGCGCCGCACATCCGACAGCGACTCTACTGGGTTGCTGAGCGGGTACCCAACTCCAACGAAATCGAACGGGGACGGCGGGCAGATTGCGAAAGATTGCAGCCCGACAGGCCGACGTTCGGACGGATCAAAGGCGACCGTTTCATTGAACCAGATTTGCCAGTTAACGGGCTGGTCGACGGCATCCGCTCGGGACTGGAAGGACACGGGGGCGGACCTGAAGCCGAGGTCGGACGGAACGGAGAGGTTCGACCAGTTACCGAGGCAAGCGAATTTGGCGGGCTGGCCGACAACGAGGGCTTCGGACGGAGAGAACAATGCTGGATCTCTCCGCGGGGCCGAGAACGAAGCCAACCGCAAGGGGTGGAACAACGATCTGGGAGTGGCGGTATTTTCCGCAGTCCGGAACGAACCGGCCCGACTAACGGCCTCTGGTCAGATGCTGACTGGCTCCACTGCCGGGATGGAAAGTGGCGGCCAGTTGAACCCGGCACATTCCCGCTGGCTCATGGGGCTGCCGCCCGAGTGGGACGATTGCGCGGTTACGGCAATGCAATCGTTGCGCCCGCCGCGCAAGCCTTCATCGAAGCGTATCGCGAAACCGAATTAGTTGCAGCCAACGACAATCACTGCAGCAATACGCTGTGGCCCTCCGCATAGAGATGGTTGAGTAGGCCAGCGGTGTAGTTGGCCTGCCACTGCTCAAACCCGGTTTGAACGTTACCGCCTAGCTCGGCTACTTGTTCCGTCACTTTATCAATAACGGCCCAGGTTCCGTCTGGCATTTCTCGAATGCTGTATCTGGCTTCGTTCATTGGTTTTCTCCAAGGAAACAAACATGCATACTAACATCACATCCGTCGTCGAAGAAGACCCAATGCTCGATGTTGCGCTGTCGTATCAGGCGCAAAACTGGCCAGTCTTTCCTTGCCGCCATCGCGACGATGAATATGTCGATCAGGACGGTTGTATTGAAATCCTCGCCACCAAGACTCCGCTCACGAGCAACGGGTTCCGCGGCGCGACGCTAAACGAGCGCATCGTGCGGGAATACTGGCGCCGCAATCCATCAGCTATGATCGGCGTACCAACCGGTGCGCCTATTGGTGCATGGGTTCTTGATATAGATCCGAAACACGGCGGCGACGAAACGCTGGCAGCACTTGAATTAGCGCACGGCGCGCTTCCAGCAACACTGACCGCCGAAACCACGAGCGGCGGCCGTCACTACTTCTTTCGTCATCGTCAGGGTGTTCGCAACCGCGGCGCGCTTGGCTCCGGTGTCGACGTTCGTGGTGACGGGGGGTATGTCATTGCGGCCGGGAGCGTGCCGGAGGTTGGCCTGCCTTATCGCTGGATATCAGACCAAGAGCCGGTTGACGCGCCAGACTGGCTGCTGGAGCTGGTGCTGCCCCGCTCATATGAGAGCACTTACACCACGGCACCGTCTGTGAGCGGCAAGATTAACGATCGTTATGTCGAGCGTGCAGTTCAATCCGAACTGGACGATCTTGCGCTTGAACCGATGGGCAACCGCAACAACCGGCTGAACGACGCCGCGTTCCGCTTGGGCACATTCGTCGGGGCTGGTGCCCTGGCTGAATCCGAAGCGCGCGCTCTGCTGCAGGATGTGGCAAGAGGCTGGGGCCGAGATTGGCCGCGCTGCGTCAAGACCATCGATAACGGCCTTGCTGCTGGTGCCCGCAGCCCACGTAGCGTGCCGCAGAATGATAACGACAACACGCGTCTGGTCGATATCAGCCGCATGATTGCCAATGGCTTGGCGAAAGCGGAGGCGCGCACTGACGTTATTACCGAGCAAGTTGCGGACTTCGATGAGAATATTAGCAATAGTGAACAAGCCACTGAAAATAAACGCGCAATCATTGCAACGCCGTTCGTCTGGAAGGACCCTGCGACGCTCCCACGGCGCGAGTTTGCGTTCGGTAAGCACTTCATTCGCAAGTATGTTTCGGTGACAGTCGCGCCGGGTGGTCTTGGCAAAACTGCGAACAGCATCGTCGAGGCGCTGGCCATGGCTTCGGGTAAAGCGCTCAATGGCACGAAGCCTCCGAAGCGCCTGAAGGTCTGGTTGTTTAATGCCGAAGATCCGCGCGACGAGCTCGAGCGCCGTATCATGGCCGCTTGTATTCATTTCAATCTTAAGCCAGCGGATATCGATGGGCATCTCTTTCTAGACACAGGCCGCGAGCAAGAATTGGTCATTGCGATCGATGACAAGAAAGGCGTGCGGATTCAGGAGCCAGTTGTTGAAGCTGTCGTTGAAACGATCTCTGAACTTGGCATTGACGTGATGATTGTTGACCCGTTCGTGTCGACGCACCAGGTCAATGAAAACGACAACGGCGCAATCGACAAGGTGGCCAAGCTTTGGGCGCAGGTCGCTGACCGGACGAATTGCTCTATCGATATCGTGCATCATTTGCGTAAGGTGAGCGATCGTGAAGCGACGGTTGAAGATGCTCGCGGCGCGGTCTCTCTTATCGGTGCGGCACGTTCGGTGCGGGTGCTTAACCGCATGTCGGAAGCGCAAGCCAGTGAGGCTGGCCTTACACACGAAGCGCGCTTCTCATATTTCAGCGTGGTCTATGGCAAATCTAATTTGTCAGCACTTTCGCACAAGGCTGACTGGCGGAAGCTGGAAAGTGTCGCTCTGGGGAACGGGCAGGGCCTGACCAAGCCTCAAGACCATGCGCCAGTCGTGACGTCATGGGCATGGCCGACGAGCGAGGAAGTTGCTGAAACACTGACCGAAGACGAACGCGACGCAATACGAGGGGTTGTGAACGGCGGTATGTACAAGCCGGCACCGCAGGCCAAGGATTGGGTAGGGCGTGCCGTGGCGTATGCACTGCAGCTGGACGTCGACGAAGAGACAGACAAGAAGCGTGTCGGCATGATCACCAAGGCGCTGTTCGCGGAGGGCTTCCTCATGAAGGTGGAAGACCGCGACCCTGTTCAGCGCAGGGCGACGACGTTTGTTCGAGCGATGTAAGAAGGCAAGCGGGGCTTAGGCTCCGCTTTTTGCGTTTACTCAACATTAACTATGTAATTTTCTGATTATTGGAGAGTCTATGAGTATGAATGGTTTAAGCTGGGCGTCTATTCGACAGATGGTTGCACCAGCCGTTAAGGCGAAAACTAACGGGAAATGCTATTACTGTGGCGTCAATCTTGATGGCGTATTTGACGTTGAGCACTTGGTTCCACAAGCCAGAGGCGGCACCCATGCGCTTAAGAACCTTGTTCCATCATGCAAACCGTGTAACAGCGAAAAAGGGGCAAAATCTCTCGAAGATTGGCGCGATTACAAGCATATGCTGATTGCATGTCGAGACTTCCGCTTACCATCTTTCAATGCTCGCCAAGTGTCATGGCTACGCTCCCAAGGGTTCGAACCATATGAGTCGGTTCCTAAACCAACATTCTGGTTCGAAATGGAGCGGGCTGCTCACAACGATAACGGTCCATTGTCAGAAATTGCAGCTTAAAATGCAACCTGCTGTCACAATACAAATACAACTAAAAGTTTGCGTAAGTCTTGTTGCGTAAGTCTCAAAAAACCTAAAAAGACTTGCGCAAAAGCACGCTGCTTTTAGTGCGTAAGAGTTCTTATATAGAAACTTACGCACAAAGCGCGCAGCGCGTAGTTCTATGCGTTTGAGAACTACGCACTTTTTAGAAAATTTCCTGATTAAAAAATACAACCTGATTTGAGGTTGGTTGAAATTATGCCGGTTGACGCTTGACCGACCTGTCACTCCCACCATGATGTGAATTGTTCCGCTACCAACGGGACAACGCCAACGGAAGCCCACCAAGCTGACGCACCATGAACATGAGGAGAGACCATGACACGAAGACGTGCGCTGAAAGGCGCGTCTATTTCCAAACCTGCGGCAAAACCAAAAGCCACGACGCAAACCGTCCGCATTAATGGCGTCCGGACAATCATCACGACACGCAATGGCAAGGTAACCACAAAAGCAGCATTGCCTCTAGAATGGGAATTGCAAGCTGCACAAGTTCGCAGCCTGCGCAGATTGCCAGAATACGTGCACACAGCGCGAGACGTGAGGCCAGGAACATTCACACTGGCCGGAGATCAGAACGCAGCCAAGCGAGGCCCCAAGGCAAGAGCCGAAGCATTAGCTGCAGGACTGACGCCGGGAGAAGCAGACGTCCGGATCTATCTCTACGGTGGTGTGCTGCGGCAGATTGAAAACAAGGTCGGCAAGGCAAAGCTCGAACCAAGCCAGATCACCCGCCATCCGTTGCTTGATGCTCTCGGTTTTCCAGTCGTGGTCGTCAGGGCTGTCACCGAAGAAGATGCAGCTGAGCAGGCAGTGAAGCTGGTTAAAGGCTGGCTGAGTGAAAACGCGACATACCAAGCCGCGTAAGTGACGAACCAAACACGAGGAGAATTTTATGATCGTAGCAAATGATAATTTACCAGAAAGCGTAACCATCATCGGGTCGATGGATGTGGTGAAATCGTCAGAAATTGAGGAATATTTCTCTAAAAAATATGGTGAGCCGCGTGGAGGTTATTTCATCAAGGTAAAAGGGGCAGACGGAAAAAGATACGCCGTCGCAGCCAAGTGTCAGTTTACGGAAGAGGTCACCGACGATGGTGAAAAATTCATAGACCGTGATGGGTGGGCTGTGGAGTGGCATGATTCAGAACGTTCAGCGGCCAAAACCCTGAAAGAAGGGTGGAAGTACGCAGACAAAGAAACTGAATGCTGCGACGAAGAGACGGAATACGAGAGCTTTGATGAGGATGCAGCATGAGCAAGTCCAGCCGTCATGGATCTATCGCAGAACAGCTTAAAGCTCTAATGGCTTATCGCAATCGTCCTGAAGAAGAATATGAGCCGATGCAGACGAACTGGTCAGTCACTCCATCTGCGAATGACAACGATCCTGAAGAAGTTGCTGACATGGGATTCGAGCGTAAACGCCTTGTCACCCCCTCGGTGCAGGCCATCATGGAAAGTGTTGCGTCTGGCGAATTAGAAACAAACGACCGAGGTCAGACAGTAAGGATAGGTCGCCTGCGTTTCAGTGACGGCCACCAAACCGAGGTTGGTTACGTTCTGGGCATCGATGGTGACGTAATTCAGGCAGATATTCGGATGCCGACGGGTTCAATGCTTGGCTGTCGTGACAAAACGGACGTTCAGTCAGGTGGTGGCGATGATCCACGGCAGATCGTTGACAGCAATCACTATTTTGCCGCCACGCTCGATACTCAGCCACCCCGTTACATTCCAAACGGCAAGCGCCGCAATGGTCAGAGTTTCACCGCCGAGCAATCAGCAAAGGCTTTGGCTGAGGCCTACGCTAACACAGATATGTCCAAGGTTACCTACACTCGGTATCCGAAAGGACTGCCGTGCGGGTCGCCAAAGATCGCTGATAGCTTCCTTGGTATGCGCAAGACAACTTGTGCTGGTGGTGGCGGTGAAAAGTGGGAGGACACACTCACTGCAATGATTGAGCGCGATGTGTGGTTTGATGCTCTTCAAGAGTTGAAGGACAGGGATCGAGAGGTATTGGAAGCAGCGCTTGAAGCCAAGACCTATACTGATGTTGGCCGTTCAGCTGGCATGTCCGAGGAATACTCTCGTCGAAAAGGGGGTAGGCGAGCTTTGCTGTCTGCAAACGATAATTTGGCAGCCGCAATCAAAAAATACGCAGCCTAGGTCCATATTTCGTGATCTCACGGAGAGTATAGTGAAGGGGTTCAACCGCTATGCGGTTGCCCCACACTGTTCCGTGCGCAATGGCGACGGACCCGAAGACATGCTGCAGTAAGGTGCAGTCTCTGAGCTTCGGGTAACTACCCGACGACGGTATTCAGTCGTCAATCTGAAAAGCAAGCGCAGTCCCCTGCAGTCATTGGCGCGCAGACATAGGCAGTGCACGCCTGCATTGCGCTTGCCAATCTATTCAAATCCCCGGCGCCGTTTCTCCTCCGGCAGACGGGATACGGCGGGTTGAGCTCATTCCTGTGGGTTCCCCGCCGATCATTTTCATCTGGGTGTAGCTCAGTTGGTAGAGCGCTCGGCTTGGGTCCGAGAGGTCGCAGGTTCAAATCCTGCCACCTTGACCAGTTTCATTAAGGACAATCAATGCGGAGTGGAGAAGTGGTCATCTCGCTTGGCTCATAACCAAGAGATCGTCGGTTCGAATCCGACCTGCCGCAACCAAACAAGACCAGCAACGCCTTCTGCCGCCACGATATATTGTGGGTTAAGTGCAGGCGCACCCAAGCTGGTTACTATCGTGAGGAGTAATTCCATGTTTGATCGTCTATTCCGAATTGCCACGGACGTTGTGACGACTCCCGTCGCCGTTGTGGCCGACGTCGTTACGTTGGGTGGGTTGATCAATGATCGTGACGAGCCATATACGCTTACGAAGGCTCGCCGCATTGGCAGCGACACAGCTAAGATCGTAGACAAGCTGGCGTCGTGACACAGCGCACATGGGTTCACCTCTATAAGACTGCCAGATGGCAGCGAATGCGTGAGCGACAACTGACTGACCAACCGCTCTGCATGTTCTGCCTGCATGTTGGTGACGTAGAACCGGCGACGGTTTGCGATCATGTCATCGCTCATAAGGGCGACGAGTTCCTCTTCTGGGATGCAGGCAACCTCCAGTCGCTTTGCAAGACGTGCCACGACCGAACCAAGCAGCGCTTGGAGCGAGGTCAGGACATCGTGACCTTTGGGGCCGACGGATGGCCGGTAGATTAACCATGCAATTCTCGACCTCTTGCATGGTTAGGCGGGTGAGCTCCGGCTCCCCGCCAATTCACATGAGGTCGTCAAGGAGTCGAGACCTTGAGCATTATGAATTCCTTAGATTGGCAACAGCCAGCAAACGACAATAACAGTGCTTGTATGCAGTGCGGCATCGAGATCAATGGCCCAAAGACGAAGCTATATTGCGGTAAGGCGTGCTCATCAAAGGCAAAGCGTATCCGTGATAAAGCCTTAGGGAAGGCGCACAATGATGGAGCGCCTGATCACATATGCGAGGAGTGTGGATCAGTCTTTCAACGCAGAAAAGACAGCCATAATGTTGCAAGGTTCTGTTCTAGATCATGTGGATTTGCTGCTCAGTCGAACTTAAATGCCAAGCAGCGACACGCCGAAACAATTAAATCGTTCAAAGTTTCCTATACTGTAAAGCGCAGTATTTGCCTTGAATGCGGATTGAGATTTCAAGCCGACATTCTATCTCAATCGATATGTTCAGATGCGTGCCGTGATGCGCGTACTAAGTTTCAGTCACAGCAAGCGCAGGCATCGAAGTCCGACATTGATCGCTCTGAAAGAGTTTGCCCAGAGTGCTCGATAATATTCGCACCAGTGTACGGAAGGGCCCATTCGCGGTTTTGCACAGATGCATGCTCGCAGAAGAACTTACGGAGAAAAGGTAGCGCTAAGCGCAGAGCACGCATGAAGGGTGTGGCAAATGATAACTTCGATCCTATTGAGATCCTGTCTCGAGATGGATGGAAGTGTCAGATGTGCGGTGTAAAAACACCTAAGCGCTTACGCGGAACAACCGATCCTCGTGCGCCAGAGCTGGATCACATCATACCGATTTCTCTTGGCGGTGACCATACCCGCATTAACACTCAGTGTTCGTGCAGACAATGCAACGGAAACAAAGGTGCATCACTTCTCGGTCAACTTCGATTGTTTGGCTAGGGGGTATATTGCAACTCGTCAGCTTTCGATTCCAACGGAACGGCGAGGGTCCATCGCGCACGCATCCACAATTCAAAATATGACCCCTCTAAAGGATTTATGCCATGGCGAGGCCAAGAACGCCTCGCGCCAAGGCGGCAGTAGAGGCAAGTGATAAAAAAAACCCGCAGCGCTTCAAAAACCGCACCGACGCCAAGGCCGATGGCCCGCTCGGCAATCCTCCCGCATGGTTGAAGGATACGCCGGAGCTAAAAGCCAAGGCTGCATGGAAGCTGTTTGAAAAAGAGCTGCCGTGGCTGAACCAGTCGCACCGCACGTTGGTCGGTATGGCGGCAAATATTCAGGGCCGCATCATGGCTGGGCAAGAAGTTGGCGTGCAGGCGATGAACTTGCTGCGTCAGATGCTTGGCCAGATGGGTGCAACGCC